CCGAGGCCCAAGAGGAGATTGCTGCTCTTAAGGATGCCCGTGAACGACTAACTATTACAAACGAATCCTTGGACAGCAAGAATAAAAAGATGTCCGAGGTAATATTTGCGTTGAAAGGGAAGCTTGAAGAAGTGAACCTTTCTAATGCGAAATTTCTCTATTCGAATCAGGCTCTGAGTAGTGTTTTTTTGAATGAGTGACAAAAGTTAAAAGTTGTCGATTCTATTCAAAAGGCTGATTCTGTTGAAGAGGCGAAGGTTATTTATGAGACCCTTCAAAGCGCAGTGGGTTCCTCTAAGAGGGAACTGAAATCATTGAGCGAAGTTATCCGAAGACCTTCATCCACCATGCCAAGACGAAGAAAAGAAAACTCAGATCGCGAAAGCCTTCTGAAAGAACGTTTCCAAAGATTGGCTGGACTTAAATGACAGAATAATCCAAAAATTTAATACAAAAGGAGGTGATTAAAATGTCAGTATTACAGAAATTAACTGAAGGGATCGTTAACCGCGATCTCAAGAAGGAAGGCGATGCGCTTCTCTCCAAGTGGGAAAAGACAGGACTCTTAGAGGGTCTAACCGGCGATACCTCGCGAAACGGTATGGCTCGTCTCCTCGAAAATCAGGCCAAGCAGCTTCTAAGAGAAGCTTCCTCAATGGCCGCAGGCGACGTTGAAGGCTTTGCCTCAGTCGCATTCCCGCTCGTTCGCCGCGTGTTCGGAGGCCTTTTGGCCAACGACCTCGTGAGCGTTCAGCCGATGAGTTTGCCCTCGGGCCTCATCTTCTTCCTCGACTTCACGTATGAGGATCCTACAACTATTTACGGTCTCGCCGGAGATTCCGTTTATGGCGGCGGAGTGGTAGCAAGCCAGATCACTGGTGGTGTCACGGACATCACTGAAACTGGTGGTGGTTTTTATAACCTTGCCAATGCGTATGCTTCGCCTACGGGTTCCATTGCTTTGGCCGACGGCGGCGCTACCGCGATCGGCTCGCTCGCCGACAATAGTCTAGGCGAGGTGGAAATGACCGGCCACCTCAACGCGCTAGCCGAAGACCCGGTTGCGATTTCTGCCCTCTCAGAGGCTCAGAAGCGCTCCTTGCGGTTCGATCCAGATGTGCTAGCTCTCGCCGACGCGGTTGAGGTTTGGAGCATTGTTGTTAAGCTTTCGGTGGCCAATATGGCTACTGTTAATCTTGATGCGATAACAGCCTGTACTCTTACTAATGACGCCCTGACCATTCTCACCGATGGTGGTGGTGAATTGACCGTTATTCGTCGCTTGACCCACCTGGGTTATCAGAACGCCGCCGGCGCAATCGTCGCTGGCACGAAGGCTCAGTATATTACATTTTATGTGAATGACGACGGTGACGGAGGTGGCGACAACGTTATCAACGCAACCGCGACGATCCATTTTCCATTGAAAGACGCATTCGCAACGGGCGCTTCTCTTGGTTCCGTTATCGGTCAGGATACATGGGGCCTTGAAGAGCCTTCGGGCGGTACAGGGAATGCTGGTTCCACATCGGGCAAAAACGATATCCCCGAGATTGACATCAAGGTGGATAGTGTCGCTGTGACGGCCGTGACCAAGAAGCTGAAGGCCAAGTGGTCTCCGGAACTCGGTCAGGACCTCAACGCGTATCACAACTTGGACGCAGAGGTTGAGCTTACGAGCATTCTCTCTGAGCAGATTGCTCTTGAGATTGACCGTGAGATCCTCAATGATCTGATCCAGGGTTCCACTGCCGGTACTTATTACTGGTCCCGTGCTCCTGGTCTCTTTGTTAATCGCTCTACCGGCGTCGAGCTTGGCGCAACTGCGGCCGCCCCCGACTTCACGGGTACGGTTTCTGAGTGGTACGAGACCCTCATTGAGACCATCAATGATGTGTCCGCGCAGATCCACCGTAAGACTCTTCGGGGTGGTGCTAACTTCCTGGTGACTTCACCGGAGGTTGCTAATATCCTTGAGTTCACGGCTGGTTTCCGTGCTTCCGTGACGGCTGATGCCGACCGCGGCACCGTTGGTGCTGTGAAGGTTGGTTTCATGTCGAAGAAGTGGGATGTTTATGTAGACCCCTACTTCCCGCGTAATCTCGTGCTTGTTGGCCGTAAGGGTGGCTCGTTCCTTGAGAGCGGCTACGTTTACGCTCCATATGTTCCGCTACAGGTCACTCCCACGATCTTCGGTACTGAGGATTTCGTCCCGAGAAAGGGCGTGATGACTCGGTACGCCAAGAAGATGGTGCGTCCTGATATGTACGGCCTTGTGG